ATTCTTAATATCATATAAAGGTGGAGCACTAAACAAATAACTTGCCTTTTGGTTTACTAACAACCCATGAAAATTACTTGATATTCTATTATCTGCATTTCTTAATGGGTTCTCAGCTTCATCTTCTTTTACTGGCATAAACAAAATATCATTCTTATTTTCATAATATCGTTTAGCTATCAGTACCTTACTTGCTATTTCCGTATGCTTTAAAGCATGGTCTTTAATTAACTTTTTGAGTATTTCTAAATCCAATCTATTCACCTCTTTTATATTCTATCGGTCAAAACTTATATGTTTTGACTGTGTTTTTTTTGCTAAGTAAATTCAATGCTTTTAATTTAGTCAAAACTCATAGTCAAAGCATTTTCTATTTTAATACTCCCATTCCATTAGGATTATTTATCTTTTCCGCTATTCCTGTAGTTGCGTCTGGCGCATCATCGTGCTTATTTTTTCCTTCTCTTTGATATTTAATCATAGCCTCATAAAACTTCGGCCATTTATCTTTCCAGTTTACAGGGAAGTATATGTGGTCCATGACCCAAGTAGCATTTGACAATATTCTAGCTTGTTTATTCTTAGATTGATGGAAAGGCTTGATAATAGTTTTATTACTATTGAACTTGTCTCTAAGTATTCTTTTAACACTTCTTGCAAATCCTCCACCGCCATTATTACTTTCAATATCTGCTTTATTAACTCCATCTTCATAGAGCATTTTAGCTGTTGCAGGTTCTGTCTTTTCCATACCTTCTTGAGTATAAAGCACATTAATGACATACGCCTCTTTGTTATATTCAACATAATCGATAGAACATAAGTAATCTTCTCCAGTATCAGCTGTATCTGTATAATTCTTAATAGAACTAAATAGCAAGTTACCTTTATCATCTTTAGGTAATGTTGTATAAGTCTTAAAGCTGCTATACAATCTGCCTTTAATGTCTATAGGCTCTTGTTGATAATTGGCACTGAATATATCAGCACCCATTGCACTTTTCTTACTCATGGCGCTCTTATAAGAAAGAACTTCATCACATAACATTGTCTTATCATCTTGAATGGCTTTCATAGTGATCTGCTTGAATTTCTTTTTTTGTTCCTTACACCAATCAATCATCTTACCTGCTAAGTCATTGCTATGCCATCTGGTCATAATAACAATTATCTTTCCACCTTCTTCAAGTCTTGAAAGCATTGTATTAGTGAACCAATCCCAGTGTTTTTCTAATACATCAGCATTATTGGCTTCCATGGCGCTCTTAATTAAATCATCTATAATCATTAATGAAGCACCAAACCCTGTTGCAGTACCGCCAGGAGATGTAGCAAGGTAATTATTATAACCACCCTCTAAACTCCATAGGTTCATAGCACCATCACCACGTTTTATATTCACACCAGAGAATACATCAGAATAAACTGGCTTATACTTATCTGCTTTAACTTCCTGAATAGTATTTCTTACACCTTTTGAAAACATAGTGGATAAGGTTTCATTATAGGAACCAGTCATTACCTTTTCAATTTGGCTCTTACCTAGTACCCATTCAACAAAGTTACCTGCTGTTCTTGACTTACCATGTCTTGGTGGTTCATTAAGTATTAACACCTCTTCATCACTCTCATAAAATTCCTGCAGATCATTGCACATGTCCATTAAATATTGTCTATCTGTTTTATAAAAGTCAGGTGATTTTAAATTGCAATAAGAAAAGAACTCGCGTTTTGCAAGTTCACATTTAGCACCTAATTTAATTAATTCCTCATCCATTATTAATCAACTTCCTTAATTCTTCTGAAGAAAGTCCTGCATATGGGTTAATCTTATTTCCAGCAAGTTCCTTGTCTTTATATTCTTTTTCAATACCCAATACTTCTAATTTGAGTTTTTTAACTCTATATTTTTGTTCTTCACTTACTAAATCCCAATCCTTATGAAGCATATCATCATATTGTTTTATCAATGACCTTAATTCACTCATAGCTCTACTTTGTGAATTTAAGAAAGTAGCTTGTCTATCCCATGCAAACTGGAACTCATACTCCTCTTCTCTATAAACTTCTACTTTCTTTTTCTTCCCAGTTTTATTGTCTGTTTGGGTTTCACTTTGAACTTTAGATTTCTTGAGTTCCTTTATCATTTCGCCCTTACTGGTGACCTCCATTATTTTTGGGCTTATCATTATTGAAGCTAATTGTAATTGAATATTTTCCCATAGTATCTCTAATGAAGTCATTCCATGTTTTGAAACTTCTTTGATTATCTTAGTAGTAGCTGCTGGTAGATATTTTCTTAAGAAATCTTTTTTCATATGTTTTGTATGATCATAGTAATTTCCTTCTTGTAAATTATTTAGATTTCCTTTTGGAGCTCCAGGCTTCTTTTCTTTTTTAGCATTAGTATTTCCTTTGGGTGGTCCACCAACCTTTCCAATTGCATTTAAATTTCCTTTTGGAGCTCCAGGTTTCTTTTCTAATTTTGAATCCCATTTATCTATGCTTTTCCATGAATAAACATTTTCAACTTTTTCTCCTATAACGTCTGATATCTCTTTAGGTGAAATCTTACCATTATTTTCTTTATATAATTCAAAAGCCTTGTCTCTATTAGGATTTCTAATTCTCGCCAAACTCTCACCTTCTTTCCAATAAAATAAGCCGGTGATTATTCACCAGCTTATAATAATTTATTTGCTTTTCTTTTTCTAGCTTCTCTAGTTAATGTTGATGCAGATATTTGAGTCATTTTTTCAACTTGTGTATAACTATATTTTTCTAATAAACTTATTGCATGTTCTAATTGCTCTGCAGTAAATTTTTTAGGCCTTCCCTCTTTATATCCATCTTTTGTTCTAGCAACTTCCTTACCGGCTTGAGTCCTTTCTAAAATTGTATTTCTTTCCATTTCAGCCACTGCCAGTAATGTTGTTAAGAAGAACTTGCCCATACTTGTATTTTCTAATAATCCAACATTCAATACATGAACCGATACATTCTTTTCAAATAAACGTTGTACTATCTCAATACCTTCAACAGTGTTACGTGCCAATCTATCCAATTTAGTTACTACCAAAGTATCTCCTGATTGTAATTCATCGATGATCTCCTGGAAGAGTGGCCTTTCAATTGTAGCTCCTGTAAACTGTTCTCTTCTAATTATTGCTTGTTTATATTTTTCTAATATTTCTTTTTCTTGAACTTCAAGACCATTACCTTCCATTAGTTGTTTTTTAGATGATACTCTGCAATATCCATAAATTTCACTCATACTTTTCAAACTCCTTTTGACTATGTGTTTTGATTGTGTTGTATGTATTTATAATACTACTAATCAACTTCATAGTCAATAGTCCAAAGTTATGACTAGGGTATAAAATTGCAAGAATCTTAAATTAACATTCATTTCTTAAGATTTCAGCATTTAAACCCTTGAAAACACTTAACTTTCAAATTTAATTGAATTGTTTTTGCAATTGTACCTGATATAAAAATTATTTCTTCTTGAAATTTCTTCACGAAATATTTTATCACCTTGTTTTTTATGTGATTTTTGAGTCTAGTTACACTCATTTACTGAATGAGTAAGTCATTTCCAATTTTCTTTTTCTACTAATATATGCAAAAGTTTTTTTATACTTTAAATCTCGCATATGAAAAAGTGAGTTTTTAAGGATAAAAAAATATTTAAAATATGCTGTCATTCATTGTATCTGCTGCATTTTCTGATATTTCATCATCTACTCCTATGTATGATAATGTTGTCTCATCTTTTGTGTGTCCAAATAATCTTTGAACATAACGTATATCTCTCTCATGAGATATGTATTGTTTATATCCATATGATTTTCTTGGAGTGTGAGTACCAACTGCATCTGATTTGTTACATATTCCAAGTTCCTCAACAACACTTTTAAATATCTTCCCTAATCTATCACGTCTTATATGTTGCTTTAGATCTCCTTTTCCTTTAGCTCTTGGTGCAGGATACATATATGCAGCATCACTTTTAATATAAATATAATCAGCTAATATCTTTATTAGTTTAGTTGGAAGCACTTCTTCTCTTTCAAATTTCTTTTTCCTAGAGTGTTCTGTTTTTTCTTCTAATATGCTTATTCTTCCTATAGAAATTGCTTTCTTCACGTCTGAAACTGTAAGCTTTACTAAATCTCCACCTCTAAACCCTGTTCCTATAGCTATACTCCATAAAATGTATGCCGGATAATCAACTTCTTTTAATCTTAGCGCTATTCTCTTTAAATCTTCCTGTTTTTTTATTGTCATAGAGAAATTTTTCCCTTTTTTTCTCATCCTGAACGCACCTGCCTTATTGCTCCGTGAACTTTTTTATATGCAGCATGATCCATGCATTTTCTCAAATCATCAGTTGCACCTATAGGTATAACATTTCTACAACCACAATGAGAACATGAAATATATCCACCTTTTTTGATTGTATCTTCCACTTCTTCTGTAACTAAAATTGATTCTTTTCTACACTTTGACCTTTCACATAAAAAAGTTGTGTATATTGATTCCATGCCCTCACCATCCTTTCAATAAAAAATGAGCCACTATTTAACTTAGCAGCTCATTACTCGTATCTCTATATTTACTTGTTACTCTTTTTTCATATAACTCTTTACTATCATCATTTTTTAATCTTTTAGGAACATCCCAGGTCAAAGTTTCTTTTGGAGCATTCACAATTATATCTCCATTTTCTTTTACTGTGTATATGCTTGGGTTTCTCTTTATAAATGAGGCATCCGACATACATCGAGTAGCCTCATAATTTATCGATTTTTCAATCTCTTTTTTCTCAAATCTAACTTTTCTATGTTGTACTTTAAATTTAATAAAATTTCTTTCTATACACTTTTTAACTGAATCAACTTTAAGATTTAATTTCACAGCTATCTCTGACGGATTAAGTCCTTCAGAGATATATAGATTTTTAACTACTTCTTTATCTATTTTTGTATTCAAATCCAGTTCCTCCTTAAAAAAGTGTATAGTTTACCCAAACCATAAAAAGGGACATACTCTAATTCCATAAATATTAAATTCCTAATATTATTTATATTTATTATATTCCATTAAACTTTTTTTGACTAGATGACATTTTAGCGACATTAAAGCGACATTAAGGCGACATTAAAGCGACATTTTTCAAATTCTTTTCTATCCGTTGGACCTGTCTTTTACTTATTCCTATAATTTTTGCAGATTCTATTTGAGTATATCCTTTAACAAACCTTAAATATTTTACTTTATCTTTTGTTCTGTTAAGTTTAGTTATATATTCATTATCCTTTTCTTGGTTTGAGAGAGATATATCCATCTCTCTTTTAATAGTCTCTCTTCTCATAATCCCTCCTCTTACCAGTGTTCTTCACTGAGTGATTTGCATAATATCTTATTTGATAACTTTTAAAATTGGTTTATTAGATTCTTTTTTATATCCTTCAGAAAATTCGTTGATATAATAGTCATAGTTGCATTTAACGTATAACAGACCTTTTCTCTCATTCCAACTCAATCCATATATCTTATTAATCCTTATTTCTGTATCTTGATCATATACTACCCACCCAGATTTCCACATTCCTAACGGTGGAATCTCTGAAAATAAAGCAAATGGGATACTTGAATCGGCCTTTCTTATACAGCCTTTTTGATCTATCATAAAATATAGACATCCAGTCTCATTTCTATTAATATCCTTGCCCTGACATTCGCCTCCATGCGTACGATATCTTTGACAATATGCACATTCCAGTCGATTTGGTAAATCTTTTGGTCTATCCATTTATAACCTCCCATAAAAGTATGATGTATTACTTAACTTGAACTACTTCATCATTAAGAATTTTATAGCAATTTGGAAATAACTTGTGTTTCTTGTGCCAATTATAGAAAGCCTCATTTAAAGCTTCTTCCAATTCTTTTTCTTGTTCTTTAGTGATATCTTCTAAATATGTTTCTGACACTTCTCCGACTTCATCATATAGTTGCTCTTGAGCATTTTCTATAATTGTGCCTGCATCTATTGCAGCCATACTGCAATATTCTTGTCTGCCAATTCTAAATGACTCTAATCCATCTTTTTTAGCTGCTTTCATTCCTTCTTCTATGGCTTCTTCTCTACTATTGCAATCCATATCAGAACTCCATATTTCACTATCACTTTCAGTTAATTCAACTATCCAATCTTCTTTAACAGAAATACTATTCTTTGCACTTTCATATTCATCTTTATTACTATCAAAATCAGGTATATATTCACCATTGGAAGCTGAATATTCCTTCTTAGTTTCATTCCAACAATGCTCACACATCATTGCTTTTGTGTCTGCCATAAAAGGAGATGGTCTTAAAATTTGATTATT